CGCCTGTCGGTATGCGTGGACCGGGTGCGACTTCGGTACGTACGCGCGAGCGAACCCGCCCTGCGTTGACACTCGCGGGCGCGGCTGCGGCACCGGATCGCCTGGGATAGAGAGCGTGATGGTCACAACAAATCGAGCCCGTGCTCCGCACACTGACTCCGCAGCCACTCGCGGAGCTCCTGGTACGCCACCTCGACATCGTGGCCGAGCTCGCCGCCCTTGATCTCGGTCGCGAGGTGGTCGTCGAGCAGGATGACGATCGACTTCGCCCGCGAGCCCTCGACGCAGTCGCGGAACTCGCCCTCGTCCTCGGGCAATCGGAATCTCAACGTGGCGGTCGGCATTCCGGCATCGTGCATGGCGAGTCAAGTTCGCTGACCACGCTCCGGATCCAGTCGAGGTAGAGAACCACGCGGGTGTGCCCGCTCTCTTCGCCGAGGACGTACCTCGTCTTTCCGCCGATGCGGGCGACGTAGGAGTTCACGCCAACGAGCCTCGTCGAGCCGTCGATCGCCGTCGCCCAGAGCGGGCCACCCGAGTCGCCAGGTGCGATGCACGCCGGGAGCGGCCCGGCGTCGGGCGTCCTGCGGATCGGGCACACGTACACGCCGTGCTCGATCGACCCGATGACGCACGTCCCGGCTCGCAGCCGCTGGTCGCCGCCCGTGAGCCCGCGAGTGAGCGTGCCGGTCATGCCGTACCCAGCGGCAGCGGCGACGCTCCCGAGCCGCTCAGTGCCGTCTGCAAGACTTGGGTACACGTCGGCGTGCCGGTGCTGTCCGAGTCGCACCAGGGCGATGTCGTGCCACCCGTGAACGCCGGTCCATTCGGGATGTCGCACGACGCGGTCGCACGCGAGTCGCTCGCCGCCGAGGACGACCGTGACAGCCGTCATCTCGTGCGGGACGTGGGCCGCCGTGAGCACCCAGTGCGGCGAGATCAGCGTGCCAGACCCGGCGAGCGGCACGCCCTCGGCGTTGTTGCCGACGACCCGCACAACGTATCCCGCGAACGTCGCACCGTAGTCGAGGTAGCGGCCGTCGCCCTTCGACTCGTCAATCGTGGCGGCAGACGCCGCGAGGGCCGACACGGCGATGAGAGTCGCCACGAGTCGCATGCCCGATCATGGCACGCGAGGCCAGTGGCCTTGCAGTTAGCGTGATACACGGAAGCGGCGTGATATACGGACAGTAGAAACACAAGTTCTGTGGCTACTTGCTGCCATGCTCTGCGGGCGGGCTTGGCATTGACATCCAATACTGCGGGCCGTCCACAGCGTTGTTCTCTTGGCAGACCTTGTAGGTGCCGACGCTGGTATTTGGATACCACCAACCTTCACTAGCGGCGTCAACGGAGCGTGTGTTGATGTTGAACCCGTCTTCCCACCATGCGTTTCGCACAAACCACACGCCTGCCGACCACCATCCGACGAGGATGTCTGTTCCGTCCTTCGGCGCGGTTTCAATTGGTAGCCAGATGTCGTTCATGTCTCCCTTTCTACGCTCACAGAACCAGCGGATGAAGCGGACGGCGGAGCCGCCGCTTATCCTGCGCGTTCGCCGGGCTACTTGCGGCTCTTCCGTTTCTTCCATCTCGCCGCCGCCCCTGCCTCTGCCTGCTGGCCGATGTCCGGGTTGCCTGGCGTCATCTCCGGTGCGTCCACCCGCAGTAGACGCGACACGGCCAGGCGGATTGCGTCGCTGGGCGTGGTGCCGTGCTTCTCGCAGTAAGCCGCCAGCGGCCCCGCGAGCGGGCCGAGGCGGAAGGTGATGCGGTCGTTCATGGATTAGGCCGCCAGCGTGACCAGCCCGCGAGCCATCAGCCGATAGATGTACTGCGTCTCGAACTTGCGGATGCCATAGCAACCCGTGAGGTAGGCGTCGCCGACAGAAAGTCCAGATGCCGCAACAGCCGCGATGCACTTGTCCGTTGCAAGGTAGAGGTACTGCTTGCCGTTGCTGCGAACTGCCTTGTAGACGGTCATCACGCGGGCACCAGAGGTATCGGTCGTGATGCTGATCTTCTGGCCGAGCTGAAGCTTGGTGGCGTTCATTTGAGTCCCTTTCGTGTTGTTGTCGTTCCGCGTCATGCCCTAAGTATACCTAACGTCGGACGGAAGGCAAGCCCCGCTAAAAGATTTTTTTTGACCCCAGTATTTCCCGAGAAAAAGCAGGGTTCCGGCCCCGACAAAGCGTCGGCGAACCAGGCGTTGGAGCGGACGGCCGGGGGCCGCCGCTCAGCTTCAGCGTTCACACTGCACCGTTTCGCGACCGTGTAGTGTCCTGTTTCGCAATTCGCGAATTGCGAAAGACGATCCCGGCGGGTTTCGGCCGCGCGGTTTATCGGGCCGGTGCCTGCCCGCCGGGATCGCTGTGCATTCTATTCCGGCTCGTAAATTTTCCATTCCTTGCGGCGACGCTTCATGAGGTCCATGTATCGCTGATAGGCGGCCGTCTTCGTTGGGCTGAACCCAAGCCAACGGCACCAGTAGTCATTCCGCAAAAGTGACTTGGCAATCTTTCGCCAGCTTGGAGCCTTGCCGAGCGTTTCCAGTTTCTTGTCTGCCTCGTGCGGAATCTCCTCTGGGTAGCCGCGAGTCTTCCACCACTTCAGGTAGACGGCGATCTTGTTTTTGTAGTGCTCAGCCGTCCGAGGCGGCATTGAGCCGAGCAGGAAGTGGACATACGACCTCCACGTGTGCCCATTCGGGCAGGAGATGTCCCCTTTCCCGAGGATGTTCCCTCGTTCATTCCCATACAACGCTCCGGTATTTGCACCGGCAACTCTCTCAACGAGCTTGGCCCACATCTCGGGCTCGACAACTTGATAGAGCCACAAGCTCTGCCTCTGCGTGTCACCAAACGGCTCGCAGATTCGCATCTGGTGGATCGTCATGCCCGCTTGGTGCATGCGATCGTAGAGTCGGTTGTAGGTGGTCCCGCTTTTCGCCGCGTACGTCCAGATGTCTTCCGTCTGCCAATCGTAGATCGGGTAGACGTTCCAGCAATCGTCCACGACGTTCGTTGTGTACGGCTTTTCATCAAGCATCGGCTTGTCGCGGGCGACTGTGCGAAAGCGGTTGAGGCTTTCCTGTGTGCGAATGCCGACGAAGCAAGCGGTGCGTTTGCCTCGACCGTACCACTGAGCGAACAGCGGCACGAACTCCTCAAACATCATGTTTGGAATATAGAAGTCAAAGAAATCCCCACGCTTGATCGAAATGTCTTCCTTGTCACGCACCCAGGTTTTGTTCTCGTCCCATGCGATCCACTCTGGCTCGTGCTGAGAGCATCCATTCCACGTAGTCATCGGGACAGCGACCCAGTACGGCTCTATCCACTGCGCGTATTGGTCAAACATTCGACGGGCGTGCTGGATCGTCATTGAGAACTGGCACTCCCAATCAATGAACAGCACGCCGATGGTCTGGTTGCGGCGCTTCGCTTCCTCCATGACCAAGTGCATCATGGCCGTAGAGTCCTTACCCGCACTGAACGAGCAGTAGATCCGCTCGCAGTTGTCGAACGTCCACACGATACGCTCGCGTGCTGCCTCAAGAACGTTTTTCCCTAGCATCCGCTTAGGCATCGAAGCAGAACTCCATCTGCGGGTTGCGTCGCGTGCGGTACTTCCACTCGTCGATCACGCGATCCGCTATCCGGTTTGCCTCGACTCGCTGCGCGTCGGTCAATCGGCCCCAGGCGACTCGCGTAAGGTGCTCGGGAACTTCAGAAGCGAAAGCGCAAGCTGCTTGCCCGAGCCACGCACGGTTATTCGGAGGCTCATGGAGGTTGGCTTCACTTGCGTGCTTCCATTCCGTGGTCACGTCGCGCATTGCCGCCGCCAACCTATGAGCGTCCGACAGGAGCGACGCCGCCGCAAGCGTCAGTGTCTCTTCGGCTTCGCGTGGCACGTCCCGGTACATGCTCGCCTGCCAATCTTCCCATTCGGTGTACGGACGCAGATCAGCCTTCATCGAGCTCCTCATCAATGCGATCCGCCTCCCACGCCTGCGAGAAATCGCGATCGGCAAACAATTCCGCCAATCCACTCAC